TGATACCTTGTCCTCGACATACATAGTCCGCAATGGGGCCTTGGCCATGATCGGCCTGCCGTCGTGTAGGTGCTTGAGCCAAAACGCTCTAGCCTCGGTGATTAACTCGGGAGCCTCCCACTTGCCCCTGATCTGGTCTAGCAATACCGCTTTGCCTGCCACCGAGCGCCCCCAACACTGCAGGACCGAGTAGTCGTGCTGCGTGCTGGTCTTTTGCGCCGTGTCGGCAGTGATGTATCTAAAATCAAGCGCGGGCGGTACTGTGTGCCAGTACGTCAGCCATGATGACTTGAGCATCCCACCGCCCCGCGGCGACGGCCTCTGTTGTAGCTGGCCAGCGGTGCCGTATGTCCCGAGCGTAGCCTCCAGCTCCCTGACTTGCTGCTCGCCGAATCGCTCCGGGAACATAAGCTCGCCGTCTTCCGCCCGCGGGTCCTCCCATCCTATTGACGTAACGCAACGCCGGTCGCGCTCGAATCGCATCGGGATGCACAGATGCACGTAAGGCAAGCCCATTTTTAGGATGACGCCCGACGTATCGTCCTCGTGCAGCCGCTGCATGATGACAACGATTGCAGACTTATCGCTGTTGACGCGTGTCGGCAACGTTTCCGTGAATGCTATCTTGGCTGCCTCAAGTTTTGCTTGACTATTTGCGCCATCTGCGCTAAGGGGATCATCGAGCAGTACACGGTCGCCGCGAACCCCGGTCATACTCGTAAAGCTCCGAGCCTGGCGCACGCCCTTGCGCGTGTTGCCGAACTCCCGCTTGCCATCCAAGTCTGCCAGTAGCTCGATGGGCCAGAGCGACTGATACCAATCGGACTTGATTAGATCGCGGCAGCGCCGGCTATCACGGATTGCCAGTTGTTCCTCGTGCGCCGTGCCGACAAAGCGCATCTCAGGCATGTTGCGCGGTCCCCATTCCCAGGCCGGCCAGATAACGCCGGTCAAAAGGGATTTCATCGACCCAGGCGGGACGTTCATAAGCAGCCGCGTAATCTGCCCGTCTGTCACCGCTTCTAGGTGCATGCAGATAGCATCAAGCGCCCAGCCCCACTTTAGGTCTGCTGCCGGCTCCAGCACATGCCAAGCACGTCGAGCAAAGTGAGCGAGGCTGCGCTTGCACAGCTCGCGCTCTACCGCCACCAAGTCGGCTTTAGTCAGTTTCACCAGTCTTAGCCGCCATGATCTGGGCCAGCACGTCAGTCGATAACTTGCCAACGTCCAGGCTTACAGTCTCAATCGGGCCGCCGTCTTTGCCAGTCAATTCGTGATGCTGAACTTCTTTCCACCGCATCTGCGTCTTGCTCCACCAAATCATTGCGGCAGTGTCTCCGCTCATAGCTTTTTGAAACAACGTTCGACCAACGCCAGAGTTTGCCTTGGCCTTGCCGGACACAAGTTCGGCCCCGAAGTGAGCGCGCAGCGTCTCAACGTGGATGCCATTGCGCACCAGGACTGCTATTTGTTCGATTGGCAGCCCATATCCTGACATTGCCTCGACCTGTTTGCGCTCGGCATCAGTTGGTACAAAGGCGGGGCGTCCAGCGCCAGGGCGAGCGCCGCCATTGGGTCCACGCTTTTTTGCCGGCGGTTTTTCAGTTTTGGCCATTTTTCTACCCTAAATATTCAAACGATGCTGTCAGTCGATTGGTTGACGAATTTTGATTATTTTGCGTTTTTGCTTTTTTGCCATGTGGCGCAAGTCTACTTGGCCCTCTTGTCATTTTCCATTTTTTGGATTTTGCTCTGTAATGAACCATTGCCGGGTGGCTGGTAACGCTTGTGAACCTCTTGCCTTCCGCCAAAAGGATATCGCCAACGTGTTCAGACAATCGATTTCCAATTCCTAGCCCTTGAAAATCAGGCAACACAACCGTTCTATGTTCCTTCCACACGTTTTTTAAGTGCGGGTGCGGGAACGGCAAAATTGCAGTCATTGCCGCTGGCCGATCTTCGATTGTTGCCACATAAACTCGTGCCGCTTTGTTAAGTTCAGCGCTCAAATAATGATGGCCTTTAAATATTTGCCAGACGGAATGATGCACTTGCTGAATTTGAACTTCGATTGGTGGTCGTCGAAGTAACCTCCGAGTAAATTCCATTGCCGAAACGTCATAGACCCAATCAGGTTCGAGCCACTCGGCAACGTCATAATGACAAGTGACAGCCACGAATTGCCGCTTCATCTTGCGCACGTATTTTTGAACGGCATGGCTGCCAACCTTTGCTACTGTTCGATCGACCAAAGACGTGAACTCGTCGAATACCAACGCGCCGTCATTTTCCAAAATCGCCCGGGCAAGGTCTGCTCTAAATTTCTGCCCGTTACTTAGGCAGTGGTACGGCAAAAGCCATGCTGGCGGGCTGGCAAACCCAACATGACTCAGCGCATCGGTGATTGTCCTAATGTCAAGCGCTACGTGAAAATCGTTCAAAAACGATGATTTACCCCATTCATGCGATTCAAAAAAAACGGCATCAGCAAACGCACGTTTAGCAATGGTGGTCTTTCCAGCGCCAGACGCGCCAACGATCAAGCCAATATTCCATTCGAAGTTTTCGATTGGCAAATCAACATCCCACGACTTGACCAATCGGCCCGTCATTGGGACGTCAAACATGCCTACAACCTTTTCCGTTCGGAATGTTGGCGAATATTCTGTTTCTATTACATGGTTAAAACGCGGCATTTTAGTCCCTGCTTAGTCAGCATGCCATAAACGCGCTCTTGCTCGGCTTCATTGTCGCAAGAAACCGAAACTTCAAAGGTCGATGAAACGCTTTGCTCTTCCGGTTCTTCGGTTTTAATCAATTCACCAAACATTATTTCGGTGAGTTCGTCAGGGCTAAACCCAGTCATATCAAGTTGGAATTCTTCTTCCGCTAAAGCATGAAGTTCCAATTTCAACATCTCTTCATCCCACCCAGCATTGAGAGCCAGCTTGTTGTCCGCGATGACGTAAGCGCGCTTCTGGGCGTCTGTCCAACCGCTTGCTATCACTACAGGGATGGTGGCCAACCCGATCTTGCGAGCGGCTAGCGTGCGCCCATGGCCTGCGATGATGCCGCCGCCTTCATCGACTAACACCGGAGTCGTGAATCCCCACTCCTTGATGCTGGCCGCGATCTGAGCGACTTGTGCGTCGCTGTGCGTGCGCGAATTGCGCGCATAGGGGATAAGCCTATCAATGGGCCAATGCTCAATCTTGTCTGCCGGGTTACTGTCCATCATCTCGCCTATTGGTTGTCGAGCCTAAGCGATTAGCTCATGTCAAGCATTTTACTACGTAGCTAGCTGTGGCGCTATGACTACAGGCGATCGATGCAAAAAGTTTGTACATACCTGTTGACATACCTGACCAGTGTGTATACAATCCTTTACATGCAGTAACGCACTGCGACACACAAAGGAGCAAGACATGGCAGCGATTCAGATCAACGGTGGCAGCGAAAAACAAAACGCCTGGGCATCGAAAATTGCATCTGACTGGCTTGCAGTGCTTGATACCGAGATCAGCAACACCGTTCTGCGTCAAGACCCATCGCTTGCTTGGTATGCAGACAACCTCCAGGCATCGCGCAATAGTTTGATGTCAGGGTTTGCAAAAGTAACGGCTAAGCAAGTGATCGACATGCACATTGCAAAGGTCAGCCCGGTGCGTTCGCTGATCGAAAAAGCACGCGCTAAGTAATTGACCTACTAACTACCAAAGGAGTGACGAAATGGAAACTGAAGTTTGGCTCGCGTGGATTGATGGCAAAAAAGACGAGGCGGTGGAGTTTGTTGTGCCGCTGATCGGGTGTGACGTTGCGCAAGCTGGCGCGGACGCGCTGGGCATTGACGTATGCGAGGAGTTGAACGTGGCCCGAAAGATTGACTAACGACCGACCGAAGGATCGACCGATGAATTCCCTTACCCGTGACCAAGCTATCGCCCTCTGCGGTCTCGAAGCGGTCGAGCGCGTCGAAAAATCAAGCGCGGAACTTACTCATCACATACCTGACGGACTCGTAGAATTTTCGACGACAACCGTATCAGCCAACGGCCTGGGCCTCACTGTGCGCTACTACCGGTACCCCGCCGCAGTTGATGCCGCCGGCAATCTGCGCGACCTGGATTGGAAAATATCGCATTACTCTGTGATGTAAACCCATTTTAATTATTGATTAACAAGGAGTCTTACATGCAAGACCCAAAAATACGACTCAATCGCCTTCTCGCCGAACTGGATGACCTCGCAAAATTCAGCGCTGACGGGAAGTTTGTAGTATTTAATGCCGACGCATACGAAGAAATGCTTGCAAGGGCTGGAAACGTCATAGTTATAGATAGCCGCCCACCGTTCCCACCTCTTGACTTCCCTGCCGTTTAACCTCTCTGGCCCTGCGTCTGTAGTCATCAGCCAGGGCCATTAACTCATTTTTTGAGTACTTTCTGGCCTCTTGGTCACACTCCAGGGACTCTAAATTTTCCTGCCCAATTCTGCCAATCAATCCCTTGCGATACTCAACGTGGTTGCCAGACAAATACCGGTTGCAGTGCTTGCACTGACCATGAGCATTACGCTCGTCAAACCTCAAATGCGGCGACGACCCTACCGATCGGTAGTGGCCACAATCAAACGCCCCGCCAATGGCGTCAATAGGCAACTGATTCCCACAGGAAATACAGCCCTTCCCGGCATCACGCGCCCTGACGTAAGCATTAAATGCAGACTGTGCAACCTTTACTAGCTGCGGTAGCGTGCGCATCGCATCCAGCTTTGCCTTGTCCTGCCTGCGCTCGGCCTTTTTCTGCTTAGCCTCGGCTTTTGCTGCGCTGATTTTTGAAAGATCGACGGCGCACGAAACACTGCACGCTTTTTGCATAGGACGCACGCGAGTAAATAACGTGCCGCATGCTTTACATTTTACCATTTTTGGCTGTTTTAATGCTTTATTTTCTGCGTTAATCATTAAAACTCCCAGATAATTTGACGTTGTTTTGAGCGCACCACGCCAGCGCGTACTCGATGAGACTCGACCCCCTGGACCTACTCATCGCCGCCGTGCTCTCGCGCAGCATCACAAACTCACCCTCGAGGCCACGGACTAACTCGGCCTCAAGCCCTGTAGCCGCTGCATGGCCGGACACAAGCAGCACCTTCCACTCTTCAGCCGTCCTTGGCATCCCTGCCCACTCAACACACTGCCGGGCAAGGTCAGAGCACAGCGCGTGGAATTTTGCGTTCTGGTCGAGCGATCGCTTCGGCGGCTCGACTTTGACTCTGTACCCGTCCGGGGATTCAGCGACCGCGTTTAAAGCTCTTTTGCGGGCTTCGGCGTGCGACATGACATAGACCCTCGCCTCACTCATTCCGTGCCCCGCTAGGTGGGTTTAAACGCGTTTTAGAGGC